TTAAATGCGGTAAGCTGGTACATCAATGTCATCCAAGCGGTAGCCCCGTAAAGACATTATCCCTTGATATGAAGATTCGCCATCACCACTAAATTCGAACTCAAAAATACTTAACCAATGAGGACCATATTTTTGATTAAATCGGATTTTACTTGATCGACGAGCAATAGATATAAATTGTAATTTTTCACTTTCACAATATTTATTTATATGGCTACGGGCAAACTCTGAAACTTTGCGTAGGTATATGAAATACCAAAAAACTAATCCAATAACAAGTAAGTAGTATATATTTTCCATTCGATGTCCTTATTTGGTTGCTTTGAAGAGAACACCAATAGCTTTGATTAATTCCATACTGCGCTGTTCATTTCTAATCGATTGAAATAATATGGGGCGAATAGATGGAATTGCAATTAAATCCTTAAAAAGAGCATTAAATAGCTGTTGTTCACTATTTTCTACTATTAATTCTAAAAAATGTAGCATGCGGGATTGTTCTTTTAATATATGCCAACACTTACCTGCAAGTACAATCAAAAAATCTTCTGAAATGTATTTGTTCGACATTAGCTTGTCTATAATTACAGCAACATTGGGATGTTCGGTACAAGAAGACAAACTTCTGACTAAATGAAGTTTTATTATTTCAGAATTCTCTGAAAAATCGTTTTCTATTCTCAGAATAATGGCATTTATTAAGCTAAATGATAATGTATGGTTTTCTAACGCTGAACAAAGCGGAATTAAAACCTGCTCTGGTAAATGAGGCAGAGCTTTAATTAAATGAGCCTCATTATTGTCTTCCGATAATAATGTCGCAAAATCAGAGAGTCCTTGAACACCGATATTTTGCCAATTATCCCAAGATTCCTGATTCGAAAAGTACTCTTTACATTGTACCAAATATCCACTCATTTCTTGTTTTAATTCGTGACTGATAATACTGTTTAGAGAAGCTAACTTGTATTGAGAAGGTGTAAAATGATAGGGATTATTTTTTAAAAGGGCTTCTTGGTGCTCATTAGGGTTAACCGTTAAATCAGAGCCCAAAGCTTCTACTATAATTGCAATAAAATGGTTTCTAGCCCCTTGGTTTAATAAACCTTGTTCATCGAGAGGTAACTTTACAAACCATAAATATGGTTGTGTAGTTTTGTTTTGCCAAAATGCAATGGCAATAAAGGCGTGGCCTTGTGAAGGGGATGGATAAGCGAGTTGATTTAATTCAATTTGAGTAAATATTTTTTTAGATATTTTATCTATTTTCCTACCAATATCATAAATGCGGTACTGTGAATTAGACAGTGATAATAATTCTGAAATAGAGTTGATAGGTGTCATATATAAAAAATCGGTCGAATAATGTCGGCATTATAGGGATAATTGACGCATTAACCAAGTTGTAAAAACGTTCTGTATTCCTCGTCGTCTCTAGTCTTGTTCGATTTCTATAATGATCAGTTATTGTGAATTTAATAAGAGTCTGATTTTTAGACAATTATAAGTTTTCTCAATCTAGTAAATACACCAATAATCTACTTATAAAATAGCTATTAAGTGTAGGTTGTTTTTATGCTGCCAAATGTCTGAACTCTTCTGCAACCTTTGGATTATGTATCTTTTCTGCATACGCGGCCAAGTAAACTTTCTCTACAGGTATACCAGATAACTCGGCTAATTTATCGAGTACGCTGTCTTGAGGGATTGAGCCTTTCTTTCTCCATGCTGGGATGCCTTGCCTAGCAACTCCTAACATTTTTGATAGTTTGTTATCGGATAGACCTTGTGTAGCTTGGTCTACGATATCTTGAAAGTTCATGTTTACAACCTGTTTTAGTAGTTCGCAATTTAAGTGTAGAACATTATGTAAATCCTGACTAGCATGAAATGTCGTGTTGCAGGGTGCAATGGCGTGTTGCTATGCTAAAAGTGCTTTCGCAGTTAGAGCTGAATTTATAGATGTAGTTCGCACTTATTTCATGAGTTTTTAGTTTCCAACTCGAGAGCAAAACTTTTACTTATTACTCTTTTAAAAAGGTTTTGCAGTGACTAAAGATATCTACTTTCAGAATGAAGCATGGGGCGATGTTGCAATACAGCATCAAGGCCAAGTGCATCATTTCTCGAATTTAATGTCTTTAATCGCATTTCTCCAACCAATCTACGGTAATGACTTTGACTTAATCGAAGTCACCGAAGAAAACTATGCTGACCTGCTTAAATCGGGGGTGTTTGATGACCAATAAAATCACAAACATTCCTTGTAAAGTGGATGCCTTATCCCTTACGTGGTCGCCTCAAGAACTACTTAAAATTAAGAATCTTGCTAAGACGGGCGTGTGTATTAAAAAAAGCACCATTCATAAATCACAAGATGATTCATTGAAACGTCATATTGCCTCATTAGAAAAAAAGAAAAATCATCAATTACTCAATACCAAAGCGTTTGATACTGAGGCTTATGGCGAAATACTCGACCGTTACGAGCAAGCCTGTAAAACGATTACCCGTGAATATGACCAAAGAAGCTATAAGCATTTAGATTTTAATTCTATGTCGTTGGCAGAAAATGAAGTCGCGGCACGTTATGAATTACGCGATATGTTTGCTGGTGAATTAGAGGTCGATACTGCTGTTAAATATGGTGACCGAATTACCAACCTTTTAGACAATATCGGCATTGATTTACTCGATACGCTTTGTTGTGGTGAGGCTGAGAGGTTTGTTTGTATCTTAAATCGTGTGTTCTCGTCTGATTCCTACATGTGGTCGATTCAAAACAATCCCACAGGGCGTTTTAATTATACCTACTCAGCAACACTTTATGCCGATGGAGAAAATGCAGGCATTGTCTGTTGGGGCGGTAAAAATCTAGGTTGTTACATTTCCTTTATGGGTCTTGGTTGTGACGCGCTCGACATGTCTCGTCTTTACAGAGAAATTCAACATATTCCAGAAATGAAAATCACCCGCATTGATTTGGCTCATGATGATTATGAAGGTAGTCGTTCAGTTAATGTTGCTAGAAAGTACGCGAAACAAGGTGGCTTTTGTTCAGGTGGTCGTCCTGCCTCATACATGTATATCGAGTCAGGTCACTTAACGAAAAAGATGCAAAGTGAACTTAAAAAAGAATATCGCTTTGTTCCTGATAAAGGCCGCTCTTTGTATGTCGGCTCTCGTGAATCAGGCAAATTATTACGGATATATGAGAAGGGCATTCAAATGGGCGACCCTGAAGATAAATGGGTACGCTGGGAGTTGGAGTTGCACTCCTCACAACGTGTTATCCCATTAGACACCATGATTAAGCCTAGCGAATACCTAGCAGGTGCTTATCCAGCCCTTTCTTTTCTCAATGCAGAGCAAAGCATCATCAAAACCACCATCAAAGTGGCAAAGATGACCATTGAACGCATTATCGAAAATCAGGTCATTTCAACCCGTAAAGCTATCAACATGATGCGTGTTATTTGCGACATGTCAGATAGTGAAATTATCGACAAATTCTTAAAAGGCATAGTTAACCCGCTGAGCAAGGAAGCTTTCCCTAAACGGTTAAATATCCCTATTAGTGAACAACAATTTATAGAACAACTTGAAGCAGTTTAAAGCAATTTGAACACAATAAACCAATTAAACAACCTAAACGATAAAAGGAAAATATCATGAGTATATTAAAAAACATCACTATCTTAAGCGTTAAATTTGGCTCAGGTACAAGCAGTAAATCAGGCCAACCAAAGCCCTATAAATTTGCCAATGTTACCTATTTAAAAGCGGCCTCTGATTTTATAAACGACCAACACAATATTCAAACATCAGGCTTTGATACCCAAGAGGTAAGCATGGCTTTTGATATTGGTTTGTATAACGAGTTCAAAGCGAACTGTCCGTTCTTGCAACCGGTTAATTTATTACTCGATGCTGACCCAGAAAACCCAGCACGCAATATTGTGTCTGGCTTTGAACGTGTTGGTAAGTAATTTATGAATTCTGAAATCAAAAAATATTTTGAAAATAAGCTTAATAAAGCTTGGTTTTTGATGAAGAAAAAGAAGTAAAAAAATGAAAATTATCATCCTTTTATTTTTAGTTGTTAGTTATAGCTCAAATGCCGCTTATTGTTTGGTTGAAGCTGGTAACGGGGATTTAAGGATTGAAAGTACATCAATAGAAACATGCCCTAGTGGCCTGATTCTATTATCTAAGTCTGATTATGACGCGATATCGATTGACGCGATTATTGCCACATTAAAGGACTTATTCGAATTCTCAGTTGAAGACTTTGCATATTTTAATGCAGTTTGTTTGATTGGGTTTATTTCTGGGCATGCGCTCGGACGTGTTAACCGAATACTCGGTAAAACATAAATTAACTAATCCTTAAGGGGAATATTATGAATATTTTTAAAAAAATTGGTGCTGGTATCGCTGCTTGTGTTGCTTCAGTAGGTGCATTCGCTGTTGACCATTCAACCGCTATTACAGCTGCTGGTACTGACGGCACAACTAACACCACTGCTGCTGTTGTCGTTGTTTTGGGTATCGCTGCCGTTGTTACGGGTGTTGGTATCGTGATGAAGCTTTTAGCTCGATAAGCATTTAATCATGTTAACGAGTCTCATGTTCGCAGCTATTTTTACATACTGTTTTGTAGAGGGTTTTTCTAGTGGAATACGTACAAGTTAAAAAGTTGCGAACTTGGAAATTAGCGGCTTTTATAGTCGCTTTTTTTTCTTCATTTTTTGTCAATGCCAGTATTTGGGATGATGGAACAATCACATTGTTGCCTCCAACGACACAGCCAACAAATTTGCGTTGTTCGTCATTTAGTTCTGAAGTTTGTCAATTTGCCCATGATGATGACCAGAGCTTTATTGTTGATTATGTATTATGGAAAGCCACTCAAGCTGGTCAATATTGGGATAATGAACCATATACTTACACGAGTGAAGTTTATAACGACCTTTTGAATATCGAAATAACTCAGAATTTCTCACATGCTTATAGTGTTTATCAAATTCGTATTTATCACGAGGGCTCTTATTCTGTTGGTTTTAATGTGACGATTTATCAATACGAATCTGAATCTACGGCTTGTCCTCCTTCTGGCTCACCCTCTTTTACTTCTGATTATATTACCGAATCAGGTTTGAAATGTTATGACCCAACACAATTACAGGCTGTCTTAGATGATTTATCAGAAAGTCAGGAAGATGATAATTCTTGTAATCGTTTGGTTTTAGATAGTGGTAATAATTCAGCTGATTCTATGTGTTATTCACATAAAGCAGGTTTATCTTGTAACGTTACGAAAGTTGATAACGGCTCTTATAGTTATTACAAAGGTACTAGTTCAAGTCCTTTGGGGTGTGCTGAGTCTGATTCCCCTCCTTATGATGCCTCGGGTATTGGTAGTGAAAACGATTCTTGTATAAATTCTAACGGCACAAATTTTTGCGCAGCAAATAAATATTCGCATTGTTCTATCATCGATACCATTGAGCAATGTGATGCGGGTTGTATTGAGTTAGACGGCAATTTTATGTGTGATGCCGCTCAACATCCTGATGTTGGAGAGGGGGATTCTAATTATTTTGATGATAACGGTACTTGTTCAGTTGTTGCTGGTTCTGCTTATCGTGGTTCGTGTGAAGACTTAGGGGGCGTTTGGGAAAAGGAGGGCGACTATACAAAGACTAGTTGTCCTGCTTCGTCTATATCTGGCACTTGCTCAATTGCTACTAGTGGTGGTTGTTTTTCTTGTTTAGATACTGGAGGTACTTGGACACCCGATCCAAATGCCGTGTTAACAAATACTGAAAAAGGTATTCAGGATGTTGCGTCTTTATCTCAGGAAACAAATGATACGTTAAGGACTATTGAAAATACGACTCGCAAGGGTAACGAAAGTATTATTTCTACGTTAAAAACGGGTAATGAACGTCTTGTTGGTGAAATACAGACTTTGACTAGTACGTTATCTGGGACGGGAACAAGTACTGGTGGTTCAAGTGCTGGAGTTGTTGAAGCTATTGAAGAACTGAAAGAAAAAGAAACGTATACAACAACCACAACTGATGTAGATAAAAGTAAATTCAATGCAATGTTTGATGCTTCAAGTGTTGCTCAATTACATTCAGAAATCACCGCATTAAAAGCAGAGGTTCAATCCGAGTTATCAAGTATTCGTTCGTCAGCTGCTGCCCTTATGACGGTCACGGTTCCATCTGCTACAGGTTATCAATCTAGAAATCTAACATTGACGCAAGGCTCGTTTGATTTGTCATTGTCTCGGTTTCAAGACTTCTTTGTTTTACTCGCTGGGCCTGTGATGTTGATTTGCTCGATTTTGGCGGGTTTTATTATTTTAGGAGGTAAAGACTAATGTATAAATTTGTTATTTTTATCCTGTTTTCTATGCCGTTTGTTGTGGCTGCTGATACCTATCAGGATGTGGCGGGCACCTCGCAAATGTTAGCGGATAGTATTGGCGATTTCTGGAAATATCTTTTTGATGATGTACCGACATTATGGGATAGGTTTTGGGCTTGGGTGTTGGTTTGGTATGTCAAAGCTAAACTTTTTGCGTATCTGGAACTCATTCGTTTTTCGTGGGCAATAGGACAGGTCATTATTGCTGACTTAAATATCATGTCTCAGATTACCGCTAACATATCCGCTTTACCTACTGACGTTCGTCAAGCTTTTGTAGATATGCGTTTATTCGATGGACTAAATATTTTGATGTCTGCCTTTATGACAAAATTTGTTATGAGGACGATTATCTAATGGGAATTAATCAAACAGATTTTTTAATAGCTGTCAGTCTAGACCTTATTACTCGCAACGATTTGATTCTTTTTGTCAGGTTGCAAGATGTAGCTGAAAAAGTTTGGAGTAGTAAATCTAGACCTTACAAAAGATTGGAAATTATTATTAATTTAATTGGTGATTTGGAGGTTAATGAGTGTTTAGTTAGAACCGAAGAATCAAAGTTGTTTGTTATGGCGGAGTATAAGGTTTTTCCATATGGCTGCTAATATTTTTCACGGCGCCCCAGGTTCTTTTAAATCTGCTTCCGCATTTTGGTTTGAAGTGCTTCCAGCGCTTCGGGCTGGTCGTGTCGTTGTTACCAATATCGAAGGTATTTTCACAAAAGATACGATTGAAATTGAGCTTGGTGAAATATTCCCTAAGTCTGCTGATGTTTGGCGTTTATCAAGCCAGACTGAAAAAGGGCTCTTTTTATGGCGTCGTTGGTTTTGGTGGATGCCTGTAAAAGCTTTTATCATCATGGATGAAGTACAAGATATCTTTCCAAATGATTCCAAAGTGTTTAAGCCTGAAGATTTAGACAATCAAGGTATCGAGTCATTAAAAGATAAACTACCTCAAAAGTTTTACGACTATTCAGTGTCAGAAAGGCAGAAATTTACACCTCCTATTGATGAAGGCTCTGTTGATGATACGGGTGATTTAATTATCGCTGATGATGGTTTTATTCTTTATCCAAGACTGATGCGCGAAGCGAATATGCGTCATAGAAAATACAATTGGGACATTATCTACTGTACGCCTGAGATTTCAGAAATTCACAAATTGGTTCGCTCTGTTTGTGAGTTTGCATATTTCCATAAATATAATGAGTCGTTGGAATTTATTCCTTATTTTAAAAGAAGGCCGAGAATCCATGAACATAGTCCAAAAGTTAGCGGTATCCCCAAAAAGAAAGAGTATGCAACCAAATGGCGAAGTGTCCCCGTTGAAGTCCATAAATGTTACCGAAGCACAAGCACAGGAAAAGTTACAAAGCTTGGAGGAATTAACGCCTTTAAAGACCCTAGTCTTATTTTTGCAATCGCCTTACTTTCTATTTGTTTCAGCTATGCGACATGGTGGTTATTTATTAAAGATGATAGGAAGTCATTTCAAGAAATTAGTGCTACCTTTGATAAAAAAGACGTTCAAGTTTCTAGCAAGAGTATTTATTCGACTGGTCGCGTTTCTCGTCGTTTTGACGGTAATTCGTCTACTAATGAAAACGATGTTTCTTTAGTACTTCCCTATGATGCGCAAACGATTAATTTTAATGGTTATGTGGATGTGGTGTTAAATAAGTCGAAGAAATATAAAGAATACTTCTTTACGCTTATTCAAGGCAAAAACGAGATTGCGATTAACGATACCGATTTACAGTATTTTGGTATTAAAGTTCACTTCATTAATGAATGTGTTGTTAAGTTGATTAGTGGTGAATTATCTCGAATTGTTTATTGTGCCCCCAAAATAGTTCAAAAACCTATAAAAGAGCCCCCCTCAGAGCCTTTACTTTCTTTATAATTATTACACTTTATTATTTGCTCAGGACGAGGCCGAGGGCGAAGCCTGAGCAACGAGAACGAGGAGTGAGCAAATGTAACCTATTATCAAATACTGTTAATCCCCTTCATTCTACCCGTCTTTAAACTTCTTAGCATTGAGGGGATTAAATCGCGATTTTCACAACAAATTGTAGCCATCAATTTTAAATCATCTGCACTTTCATCAGGTATCCAAAGGGTTAATTTCTTTAATCCTTTTTCGCGCATCTTTTTCTCATACATTGCGTTTCGTGATGCCATTTTAGCCTCCGTCACTGGTGACGCTGATATCATTAAGATTTTTAGCTGCAAGCTGTAATGTAACTTTTGCTTTGCATATTTTGGTTGAATCTAATGGTGAGCATGTAAATGTTTCATCCGTTAATAAACGATACCATTCATAATCCGCCATCAGTGCGCCTGTAAACATCCCAAAGCTAAATAGAGTGAATGCAATACATATCATGATAAGTTTTGTCATTTGTAGTTTCTTCCTTGTTGGTTGCTTCTTAAAGTTAAGTCGTAGTTGTTTAGGCGCAATACCAAATGAACGTTTCACAGCCTTAAATTTGAAAGGTAACCCCATTGAATTACACAACGTGTAATCAAGGTCTAATAACATCTGAATGATAGGCATTGCTTGCAT